TTAAGAGGAACTAAAGGCTTAAAGAAAAGACCTGATAAAGCTGGAGTAAAAGCAATCAGAGGTATTGGTGATTCCAAGATTAGCGGAACCACTTTAGAAGAGGCTGTATCATCTGCTAAATATTATGGTGTTGATGAAGCTTCCACAGGTCGAGTTGCTTTTGATAATATAGATGAAGCAATGGATTGGATGGCAGATTATGGCGATTGGTTATATGATGCAAATGATAATCTGGTTTTAGAGACTTGGGGTAGAGATGATAATGGTGATGTTGTTTCTTGGAGAGTATACACAACAGGAGATTCTGGAAATTATGAAACTTTTTCTGATTTAGAATCTGCTAAACAGCGTGTTATGGAAGTAAGTACATCATTAACTGAATCTATTGAAGATGTAACCATCAATACAGAAAATGAAACTATGACTATGACTACTAAAGATGATGGCGGTGTTGTAGTTGAAACTTCTCCTAAAGAAGCAGAAGATGAGTTTTATGATGACTTTGATATGGACCCTAATGCAGAAGTAGGAGACGAGGTTATTGCACCTATTTCTGATGAAACAGAAAATGAGATTATGGATAGTTCAGACGAAGAAGAGATTCCAGAAGAAGGAATTTCTGATGAAGAAATCTTTGAGGAAGAACCTACTGAAGAAGAGCCTACTGAAGAAGAGCCTGAGGAAGATGTCGAAGTAACAGATTTTGATGAAGACACTTTTGATGGTTTAGGTGAGTCTTATTTAAGAAGGTGCTATGATAATGTTAATGGATATAAGACTACTCAAGTAAGAGCAAACAATAATACACTTATTATTGAAGGTGTGATTTCTTTTAAGAGTGGTTCAAAGAAGAAAACAAATTTCGTATTTGAATCAAAAGATATGAAAAACGGAAAGTATATCTTTGAAGGATATAATGCTCAAATCAATAATGGTAAGCCCGCATTTAACTTAAACTGCTCTATTGAGAATAAAGAAATTATTCCTGTATCATTTAAGTATAATTACACAAGTAAGAACGCACTCAATGAGTCTGTGAAACTTTCAGGAACAGTTAAAGCAAAGAGGAAATAGTTATGGAGCCAATTAAGTTCAAAGCCTTTATTACAAATTTAGGTAAGTATAATGAGGGAGAGCTTGTCGGTGAGTGGGTAGAATTTCCTATCGATGAAGATGAGTTTAATGATATTCTTTCAAGGATTGGAATCTCACCTGAATATGAAGAATGGTTTGTTACAGACTATGATTGCAGTTTAGATGGTTTTGACTGGCAGGAACTTGGTGAGTATCCAAGTTATGAGCAACTTCAGGAATTTGGTTTATTACTTGAAGAGGTTGATGATGTTGAAGCTGTTGATAATGTGTATGAAGTAACAGGTGATTTAAAAGAAGCCATTGAAGGATTAGAAGATGGTAATTATATATATCACCCAGACATCAAAAGTAATTCGGACTGGGGTTATTATGTAGTCGATAATTATTATGATGGGGTTGAGAATCTTGGTATAGATAATTTAGAAAATTATTTTGACTATGCAGCTCTTGGTAGAGAATTAGATTTTGAGTCTTGGGGTGAGGATGATGAAATGTCCGCTGGTGAATACTGGTGTGGTGATGAAGATGCATCAGATTCTGAAATAGGAGAAGCCTATGTAGAAGAAGTTGGTATCGAAGGTGTTGCTAATCCTGAAAACTACTTTGATTATGATGAATTTGGTAGAAATATGGCATTTGATGGAACATTCACTAAAGATGGCTTCGTGGAGGAAATTCGATGAACATAGTACTGCAAGAACATTTCTTTAGAGCACTTAATGAAGATTATTATGATTCTGAAGATATTATAGCTTTAGCTAAACAAACTGGGGCATTTGATGACCTACTCGATAGCTTGAAGGCTTATTTAGAATATGATGATGAAAATAAGTGCTGGGTATATTTACGTGGGGATGCATCTGGTAGAGATTTTTATACTGGAGTTCCTATTCAGTACATTTCAGATAATGAAAAATCTAATTTAGCAGAAGAAGTTATAGAAGATGGCGTTTTAGAATATTATGACTGGGATGGTTTAGATATTGATGAGGTCAAGGAATTTATGTATGAAGATGATGTTCTCATTGATAGTTTAATTTTTGCCCTTACTGATGAAAATGCTATCTAGTGTGCTAATTATGAAGGTTAGTTATAATGCAAGAAAATAAGTATGGAAAATTATTACATCCCGAAATAAAGATACATCGTCAATATTTTCGTGAGATGTGTAAACTTATAGGCATTTATGTTTTATACCGTGCCCCCAAAGATGATAAACACTATACTGCTTATGGTGAGATAGATGCCCATTATGAAGAACCTAAACTTATTGGTTGTATATTTGATGAACACCCAACTCAACAAACACTAAAGAAGATGGGTTGGATGTCAGAATTAGATGGTAATTCTTCAATAATTCATGTTGACTATGATTTAGAAGGATTACAACAGGGGGCTTTGTTTATAATTCCAAGCGGTCTAGATGATGGGAAAGGTAGATTATTTAGGGTTGTTAAAATGACTAATTCAATAGTTTATCCCGCATCTATCGCTTGTGAAATAGTGCCTGAATATATAGATAACTTTAATAAGGTAACAGATTATGCTACTGATTTAGATGATTTGAATATTTTAGGAGGAGAGGTTCCCGGACCAGTTCTTCCAATGGATGAAGTTGAGTTGGAGTTGAACCTAAATAGTTATGAACATATTAATTCCTAGCGAGTTTCCCGAAGATTTTGTTGCTAAAATTATTGATAAGTTTAGTAGGGATATTAAGTTAAAACTTTTAGTGACCGACTTTAGACTGCTGAACCTTTGGATACCAGTAGAGTTTGGATTTGACTTTAAGGTGTCCTGTAAAGAAATTATTGAATTTGCGTTGAAGAATTTACAAGTAGTAGTTGCTTCTACGCAGTATAAAGTACAAATAAATCCCACAGTATATTATCCAGGCACAACAACAAGACTGATAACCTTACTTAAGATGATTAATTATGGAAATCGTTATTTTAGGGGGATACCCCTGATAACAGATGAATGTAAGTTATTGAATAATGAATTAGATAGTCTGTATGACCAATACAGATTTATAGGAATGGTGTTTTAGATGGCAACATATTTATATGATGAAGCATTACTACATAAGATAAAAGGTTGGACACATACAACTAAAATTAATGTTTTAGGGGTAAATGAAACGACCCGATTATTTGAACAACTTGGTGATGAAAATAATGATAAGCCGATAGAACTACCTTTGATAGCAATAAGCAGAAGTCGTGGATATAATATTATCAATGGCGGTACTGGAAAAAGAATGATGAGTTATGAGGGAGTTTCTTATGACAGAAACATTTATAATGAAGGTACAGAAAATGCTTATACTACTACGGGTTCAATAAGTGCTATTCCTATTTCAATATCTTATCAATTAGATGTTTACACAAGATTTGCTAAAGAAGCAGACATCTTGATGAGAAATCTAATTTTCAATATAGTTAATTATCCCTCATTTGAGGTTGAAATTCCTACTGCACACATTAAGCATGTTGCAAGATTTATTCTTAATGATACTGTTGAGGATAATTCAGATGTGCCTGAAAGATTTGTTGTAGGGAATTTTACTAGACTATCAGTATTGTTGACTGTTGATGACGCTTATTTGTGGGATGTCAGAGAACTCCGCGATACGGCAATTGATATTATTTTAGATGACTCAAATGAACCTTGGGTTTGGAACGAAGATGGAACAAAGGTTGTTATACCTAATATATCATCCTTGACCAGATTTACACTTCCTGACCCAACAACTCTTAAGTAAAATAAGGAGAAAAAATTTAATGCAAAGAATAATTATAAGAGAAAGAGATTTAACTTCAAATGTAGAGGGTCTTTCTTCATATGATGTAGCCTATGTTCCTGGATTTAGAGCAATATCTGGCGACAATAACGATAAATATTATAGAAAGCCTACATTATTTACAAATAGATATGCTTTCCAGTCTGCAATGGGGCATGGTTCTCAGAGTAATTCTGTACTTCCAAGATTTTCAGATGTAGAGCATTATCCTAAATTTTCTGATGGCGAGGGATTCCCTAACAGAGCTATTCCTACTTCAGATGTTATGTTCAATGCAAATGAAATTGATTTAGGATATAGAACTGCATTATATCTTTTATCATTAGGTATTCCTGTTTATTATGAAGTAATGAATAATAGTGAGGGTGCATACAGCGATTCTTGGACATATACAAAAGTAGTAAATGGCGTATTTAATCCTGGATTAACATATTATACTGGAACCTCTACTACAACTACTCAAACACAGTCTGATAATTTAGCTGGTAAGGTAACTTATACTCAAGCAACATTCCTTGAGGCGATTTCAAATGTTTCAGGTGTTTATACTTTTGAGGGTACTGGAGTTGAAGAAAGTGGTTCTGTAAGTATCGTATGGTTACTTAACGGTACAAATGTAACATCAACATTAAGTTCTTATGGAATTGTACTTGGAGAAGTAACTCCTGTTGCAGATGAGCAATACACCATTACAGTTGTTGTTACAGACCCCGATGTTTCTGCTCCTGAATCTGTACCACCTGAAGAATCAACTAACTTTACTGCCGCAACAGGTATTCAAGGATTTGTTCCTGGTGTTGATTACTTTACAGTATCAAAAGAAGAAACAAGACCAATTTCAGTAAAATCTATGTATGATGGTTTGAAGGCTAGATTTATTGATGAACCCGGTGTTAAAGATTCTTCATTTGATTCAATGGGTGATTATTCTGTTAAGTATATTACTTCTGGCGGATACCCAACATTTGAATATGCTATCGGTGATGTTAACACCTATCCTTTAATGACAGGTATGATTGATATGGCAGCAGCAAGACAAGATGCAGTTGCACTTATTGACCATACAAATAATCCTGAAAGAGATTTATATCCATCAACTTTAGGTGGTTCTGGAAATGCAGTTATTGATATTGTGAGAACTGTTTGTGCTAATATTGATAATGCCACCTATGGTGCAATGTTTACACCTTGGTATAATTGTTCACATAGTGCAATTGCTGATTCTGAAGGTTACTCCCAGTCTGCAGTTCCTGGTTCTGTTGCATACTTATCTGCATTAGCAGTTCAAATTAGAGATTATAATCCTTGGTTAGCAGTATCAGGAGTAACAAGAGGTAGAGTACCAAATCTTACAACCTCCGATGAATTACATACTGTACAATTATTAACTAATAATATTGCAGATTCATATCAAACACTTCCAAGCGATGCTGAAATTGCACAAATATCAATTAACCCTATTACCTATATTAGAAATGTAGGATATTGTATCTGGGGTAATAGAACATTAAGAAATAATGGTTCTGCTACTTCTGCTTTATCTTTCCTTAATATCCGTGGTGTTGTATCAGATATTAAGAAAGTAATTTATGAGGCATCTCAAAATAATCTGTTTGAACAGAATACAGATATTACCTGGATTAACTTTAAGTCAGTAATTATTCCATTACTTGATAGAATGGTTGCTAACTATATCCTTCAGGATTATTCACTTACGAGATATACTGTTGACCCCGAAACCGGAGCTCCAGTTCCTGCATATAAGGTATTAGCTGTTATTAAGATTCAACCGATTAACTCAATTGAAGTATTTGATTTAACCGTACAACTTGAAAATGCTGATGTATTCGTTATTGAGGCATCTAACTAATTATTATAGAAAGGAATAAACTATGGCACAAAAAGCACAACCGACGAGTGTAGGTTCATATCATTTTTCGGCCAATAAATCCGTTTATGAAATTCAAAGAGGTAATAACTTTGAGTTCATTATCGATGCTGCGTTAAACAATGTATCAGCCTACGGCTCTGAAACAAAGAAGTTCCCTAATGCACAGGAATACATAAGATTATCAGTATCCTCTGCTTCTGTTCCCCATTACTCACAATCAGTAATTGAGGTTAGAAGAGGAAATACTGCTGTTAAATATGCAGGTCCAATGAGTTGGGATGCTGGTCAACTTAATTGTTATGACTTTATCGGTGCTGAAACATTAGATATTCTTATGGCTTGGCAAGCTCAATCAGGTAATCCATTATATCAAACAGTTGGTCAGCAAGCTGAATATAAGAAGAATGCAACTTTAATGGAGTACACACCCGATTATTCTGAAGTAGTCAGAGTATGGCAGTTAGATGGTTGCTGGATTTCCAATATTAGCGAACAGGAATTTTCACAAGAGGGTGGAAATAATACTCGTCAAATTCAATGCACAATCCAATATGATAGAGCATATGTTTCATCTTACGCATCTTAATAGATAGCAAAGGGAGGTATGAAACCATACCTCCCAATAAATAACTAATGAGGATAAGATAAATATGAAAGATATATTAATAGAAAATTTAATGTCTAAATATTCTAAACTGTATGAATCTTTCTGGAATCCTTGTCCAGAGTTTCAAGAGTTTGAAAAACTTTGGGCTGATATGGAGGACAGTATTCCATTTCCAAACAATGATTGGAATAAGTGGAGTCAACAGCAGAGAGATACGTTTGCAGATGAAGTGACTGCAGAATATTTGAAAATAAATCCAAACCCATCACAGATTTTCTTTGATGATTTAGAAGATAATAATTATCATACAGCTTATAAATCATTTGAAAGAGCATTAGGGGGCAGAGTTAATGAGTCCTGCGGTAAGAAAAGTAAGAAATTAAAAGAATCTATGGAAGAAATTGACAGGAAGTATTTTGCTACCCTTAACAAAGAAGAAGATGGTCATTATTATATTTTAATAGACGGTGCTTATGAAAAAGATTTTTATGCTGACTCCGACGAGGAAGCTAAAAAGAAATTTCAGCAGTATTTAAGAAAGAATGAATCTTTGAAGGAGTCTAAAGATTCAAAAGATGAATTGTATAAAAAAATAACTGGATATGTTAAGAAATATGATTCTGGGGAACTTGATATTGATGAAACAGTTAAACAGATTTTAGATTTTTGGGAGAAATCTTCTAAAGATAATCTTAATAAGGATATTGATAATGCTGCTAAAAAGACAGCTCATAAAGAGAAAAATGAATCTTTATCATTAAAAGAAGATTATTCAAAAGAGGACATTTTATCTTATATAGAAACTTTAATTAATATATGGTCAGAAGTTTATGAAGATGTGCGTGTAGAAGATTACGATGCCATTGAGTATAAAATAGATGATATTGAATCTAATGAATATGCAGTTATGAGATTTTTAAAAAGTTTTATTAAATGACAGATATAATTTTAGAAGAGAAAAAAGGAGAACTCATATCACAAGCCAAGAAGGGTGCTAATTATAAGGACACTTCAAAAGGCAAGAATAGATATGAGCGAAGAACTAAATCAAAACTTGCCTCATCAGTAAAGCACTTTAATAGTATTGATATGGATAAATTATTCAAATCAGATATTTTAGATGTTAATATTGATGTAGCAGGAGAGACGAACAATTACATAGTTAGAATTTCTTTCTCTGGATTTCTTGATGAGTTACATAACTTTATGACAATGAGAAAGTTGACTGATGTTGATAGAAAAACTATTGCGCAGTCTCTTTCTCGTGCCTTTAATAATTATGATGTGTATTTTAATTGCACATGCCCAGATTTTAGATACAGACATGCCTATAATGCTACACAATCAGGTAATTTAATTGGTGACCCAGAAGATAGACCGATAAGACCTGGTGTATTTCATGTTGGCGGTTTGTCTGCTGCTAATTATGATGGCTCCCGTGGACCTATGTGTAAGCATGTAGTTCTTGCTATGAAAGATACTTCCTGGTTGATTCGTGTAGCAAGTGTGATATATAATTATATTAATTATATGAAAGACCACATGGAGAGGGAATATCAAAAATATATTTATCCCGCAATATATCAAGAACCTTATCCAGAAGATGAAGTTCAACTTGATTTAACTGATATTGAGCAAGAACCTACTGAAACAGAAGAAGGAATTGATTTATCAGAATATCAGGAAATCGTTGATGATGATTTAGCAAATAATGGTGGAAGATTATCAGTAACCACAAGAGCATTAATTGATGATGCTGGATTATCTTTGCAGAAAAATTCTGATGGTTCTTATACTGTTCGTGGAAATAGACTTGCTAATACTAAATCAAATGTTCGTAGACAGGAACTTGATAAGATAAATGATATAGCAAGAGAAAAAGGAAAATTCAAACCTGGTAATGAATTTAGGTTTAAGAAAAATACTAATCCTACAGATGACCAGCAGAGAATTGACATAGATAATTTATTTGAAGAGGAATAAATATGGACAGTAAGTATATAATGGAATCAATGAAATTAAATGAAGAGTTTTCAACTCAAGAATTTAGAAATTCTTTATCATATGCATTACGCACGATACTTTATAAATTTGTGAGTGGGGATAAAGCAAAATATCTTAGCGGTCTTATATTGGAGTCAGTTGATATTTTATTAACAGAAATTGAAAATTTAGAGCAAAGGGTTGCTGAATTAGAAAAAAAGTGAGAGATATAAATGGATAGTAAATATTTAACAGAAGCAATGAATATTCCAGATGATATTCCCGATGAAAATAAGAATGGAAATTGCTATCAAGCCGCTTTTAATAAGTTTATGGAAGACCCTCACAGATATGTACTTGTTCATGGGGTTGTAACAGGGCAGGGTCCAATTTCTGGTATACAATATGGTCATGCTTGGGTAGAAGATGGTGATACAGTTATTGATATGACTCTCCCAGCTCATATGAGAAATTTACCTAAAGAGTTATACTATATGATTGGGCATATTGATATAACGAGAAAATATAATGCAAATCAAGTATTAAAAATGCTTGATAAGTATGAAACTTATGGTCCTTGGGACTCTGTGTTTGATGATTATTATTAAGGAGTTATTTATATGGATAAAACTTTCTTAAAAGATAAAATATATGAATCTATGAGGGTAGATAAAAAAGAAAAAAGACGGCTGACAGAAAATGTCCAGGCTCATCTTGAACAATATAATGATTTTGTTCAGCAACTTACAAATGATGATGTATCTCTTCCATGGGATTTTCAAAGGGATTTAGAGAAGGTAGAAGACTGTATAAAAGAAAATAATATTACAGAGCTAGAACACCTTAAAGATGAGTATAATAAATTAGCAAAAGAGTATGCAGCATCTTGGTATGATGATGATTTAGATGACTGGAGAACTGGTTATGAGTGGGAATCTAAATTTTATAAAAAACTTGCATCTTTATGCAGTCCTAAAATTGATAGACGTTATATTGTAAAGGCAGCAGTTAAACAGGAACTTGAATCGAATTTTAATGGTGTTTCACTTGTAGAGTGTGAAGTTAGTCCTTATAATCCCCATTATTTTGATGTGAAGGTGAAAGATGCTACTGGTAAGTCTATAAGATTTCGCATACCTAATGAATACGGTATGACAGAGGAAACAGCCTCTGAAGTTGTTCATAATGCTATAACAGAATTGATAGACACAGGCAAATTGATGAAGGATGTGAATGAATCTTTAACTGAATCATTAAAGGAGGAATATTATCCATTTACCTTTTATGATGAAGAATATAATCTAGTTCCTCTCAAGACTACATATAACAACAATGGTACTTTAGCCATTATGGTATATACAGATGATGGTGAACCTTTTGGTGACCTTACAGTAAATCTGCCTGCTAGCGACACATTAGCAGATGACACTCATGCATTTGTTCAAAGAGATTCTTGGGTCAAAGATTTTATTAAGCAAACTAAAATCGGTAAACCAGCGGGAAAATCTGCTAAAAGCGGATTCAGTACATTTGAACTCTATGAGTTTGACATAAATAAACTTGATGATATGTAAGAAGGAGTAAAAGAATATGCAAAAGAAGAATTATATTGTAGAAAGTATGTATGCTAAATATACTGATAGTACTAATCTGAAAGAATCTTTAACAGAAGCAAGAAATCCAGAAAATGATGAAGTAAATGCTACCATTAGAAAATGGGCAAGCTCATCCAAAGGGAACAAAATGTCTGCAAAAGACCAAGAAATTTTAAATAAAAATGGTTTAAAGACTACAAAATACAATGATGGTTCAACTAGAGTTGTAGGTAAACATGCTGGAATAAAGAAATCCGATGTAAAAAAATTGCATCCAGATTATGATGTTGCAAATTATCTTAATAAGTCACGCATTGATTATTTTGATGATGATAAAGAGTACCCCTTGAAGAGTATGATTTGGGACCAGAGTCGAGAGAAAACAAACTCAAGAAAAGATGCTAACACTCCTTTATCAACTAATCAATTTAACTCTTTACAGCCATACCGTCATGAAAAAGAAGAGGTTAAATCTGCTAATGCCCGTGCTAGACGCAATATGATGGACGCGGATAGGTATAGACAAGATGCAAAAAATTATATTGGGCAGTACCGTGGCTATACTGAAGATGATTATTGGAAGGATATGAGTAGGGCCAGCCGTCATGAAAGAGATGCCGAGGCAGATAAAAATTATGCATCTGATATGGTAAAACAAGCTAAAGAAAGACATGATGCTAAAAAGAAAAATGAATCTTTATCATTAAATGAATCTTCTGGAACAGAATATGAAATTTATTTTTCAGATTTAACTCCTGAAGCACAGAAAGATTTACTTGATTTCGTAGGAATTGCTTCTCCTGAAGAACTTAATTGGGATGTTTATCCTATTGCAATGCTTTTTGATTTTAATGATGAATTAGAAGAAATATAAAATGATTGAAGAATAATCATAAAAATAATGCTAAATTTAATATATGAAGAAAATCTCCTTATAAGATAACTTAAAATTGATTAATGAAAGAATAACTAATATATTGAACTAAACATAATAGAAGTGAGATTTCATTACAGAATAAATATTAGGTAAGTGGAGTCTCACTTACCTAATTTTTATTTATAAAGGAGTTGATGATTTTTATGGCAGCAGATGCTCGTATTGCTGAAACCTTTACTTTACCTTCTAAAGGATTTATTTATGAAGAGAAAGTAAACCCAGAAGTAGTTTTAGGAAGTATGAAAACCAAACATGAGATGTTAAGACTTTCAGCTTCAGAAAATAGTAATAAGATAATGGCAGATATTATTGATGATTGTCTTACTACTGATGTCGGTATTTCTTCTTATGATATGTGCCTTGGTGATTTTCAGTACTTAATGTATAAATTAAGGACAGTTACATTTGGACCTGAATATGAGATGTACGGAATCTGTCCTTATTGTGGTGCAGATAATACTGTAACAGTAAATCTTGATGAGTTAGAAGTATATGAATATTCTGATGAACTAGCAGATTTACTTACAATAGAACTTCTAACAAGCGGTAAGGAGTTAACTTTAACTTTACAGACACCGAGAATATTAGACAAGATTCATAAGAAAGTAAATGACGCAAAGAGAAGAAGAAGGAGTAATGAAAATCCATCTTTACTCTATAATATTACAAGCTCAATAACACATATTGATGGGGAAGTACCTAATGAATTTGTTCTTGAGGAATTTGTAAAAGATTTACCGATGAAAGATACGAATCTGCTATTAAATCGTATCAGTGAAGTAAATGCAAAGATAGGTGTTCAATTAGACATTGATGCTATGTGTTCGGAGTGCGGAAGGTATTATGTTGTACCCTTTCGTATCCAACCAGCATTTTTTAGACCTGGTAATATCTGATTATCAAACAAAGACCACCATATTAGAAAATTTAGTTAGAGAAAGATATTACATAACCAAGTTTCTGCACACTTCATATTTAGATACAGATGAAATAACTCATGTTGAAAGAAATATGTTATTGAAGTTTATTAAAGATGATAAGGAACAAGAAGTTAAGCAGATTAAGAGTCTGCGTAATAAGAATTAAAGGAATTTAGTTTAATGCCCTATACTCCACCAAAAGATACACTTAATCAATCTAATAAAGAAATGACTAAAGGCGTTGCTGAAGTTAATAAGCAGTTAAAGGATTCTATAAAATCTACTGCTGACTTAAATAAAAATTTCAGGATTATTAATGATGCGCTGAAGAATAAGACAATACTTGAAAAAGAGGCTAACAAATTATTAGATGAGCAGATTGATAAGTATGTTGAATATAAAAATAGTATAAAAGAACTTAGTGGGTATCTTAGCCAGATAACAGACAAGCAGAAAGACCATTTAAAAAATCTTGATGTAAAGATTACTCAAGAGAAAACTTCTAATGAACTATCAAATAAGCGAATTACAAATTTAGCATATGAGATAGATGAACAGCAGAAACTTACTGATTTAGCAAAAGAGCAAAACAAAGAATATGTTCTCAGAGACCAAAAGCTTGAATCCCAATTAGACCGAATTTATTCTAAACGTGCTAACCTGCTAAATGTTATGCAGGATAAAGAAACTAAATCAGAGGAGGAACGGGTTGCTGCTCGTGAAGAATACATCAGACTTTTAGAAAAGGAAGATGAACTTCAGGGAAAGCAAGAAAAACGAAAAGAAGATAATGCATGGGCAAGATTTAGAACAGAGCAAATCAAACAAGCCGATGCTATCGGAGATACAAAAAGAGCCCAACAATTACGAAGTGGTGATGTTAATGCTCCTATAAAAGGCTATAGATATGATGAGCGTTCAGGAGAGATAAAAGAACTTACCCGTGTATCTGAAAGGATAGGTGATAAACTATCTAATAGTAAGATAGGCGATAAACTTGATAAAATTGGATTAGGGCAAGACCGATTAACTCAAACATTAGCTTCTGGCTTTAATGCTATGAATGCAATGATTGACCATGCCATTAATGTTGTACAAACAGGATATGGTTCTGTTACTGCTGCAGTTGATGGTACTGGTCAAACCTTTGATGATATTAGAAAAAATCTTGTTTCTGGTGCAGGCATATCTTCTTTAGTAAGACAAGAAGATTTATTAAACCAAGTTACTTCTATTGCAAAAGAAGGTATTTCAACTGACATAGAATCTATTGCAATATTAAGTACAATTAGAGATAAGACTGTTGCTTCATTTCAAGCTACTGATGGTAATTTAAGAAGATTAGTTAGGTTAAATCAAAATCTTGGTAATTTAACTGCTAAACAGTTTGGATTAGCTGCAGTATTAAGAACAGAATTAAATGAAGCTTTTGGCGATTCTTCATTTATCGGCAGACAGTTCCAGCAGTTAACAGGCACATTATTAGATGCAGTTTCGATGAATGCTTTAAAGGGTGGTACAGATAGTACAAACCTTTATGCAGTAATGGAAACATTTGCTGGTGGTTTATACGAAGCGGGTGTTGATGAAGGAACAGTTTCCGCCATTGCTCAAGGAATTAATTATCTTGGTAGTGGTAATATCAGTGCATTGTCTGGTAATAAGACATTACAGAATTTATTACTGTTAAGTATGGATAGAGCAGGTATGGATTATGCAACCATACTTCAACAAGGCTTAACAAAAGATGATACATATTTATTACTTCAATCTATCATAGATTATCTGGCAGAAATCACAGAACAGAATAAAGAGAATAATGTACTTCAATCTTCCTATGCTAATTTATTCAATCTGTCTGTTACAGATATGACAGCAATTAGGAATTTATCGAAGAACAATGTATTTAGAAATTATGCTGCCGCAAGTACTGCTTTTAATAATACTAATGCAATGCAGGCAGCAATAAATGAGATAAATGCAGTTTCTGAACGTACAATGTTCAGTGAAAAAATGACTAATTTATTTGAGAATGCTAAGTTTACAATGGGGGCTGGTATTGCAAGTAGTCCTCTTGCATTAGCAACTAATCTCATTTCAAGATATGGTGTTCAAGCTGGAGCTGCATTATCTGATATTGGATTAACTAAGGTAGGAAAAGCAACTTCACTTGCAAGTGGTGTTGCTTGGGGATTATCCTTATTAGGTGGTATTGATGATTTGCTCGCGGGTCTTAAGACCAGCTTCAGTAATATCGGTAGTGAAAATAACACTTTATCTGATTACTTCCTTGCTGATTTTAGTGAAAATGGCGGTATGTATGATTTCGGTGAGGGTAGTAGAAATTTTGCTAACCAGGGTGCAGGTTTAAAGACTTTTGATGCTTATTCTCAACAATATGGTTCTAGTTATGATAATGCACAGAATAAGTATATGGAAGAAAAAGAAGTTTGGGAACAGGAACAAAAAGAATCTGAACAAGACCCAAATACAAAGATATTAAAAGAACTTCAAAAAACATTGATGGATGATAAGAATGGTCATTATGCTTTTGCTGTTCAGTTACAGGGAATGAGTGATTCTGTATTAGCCTCATTTGCATCAATATTTACTGAAAATGATGATGAGATAGAGATAAAAGGCGGAAAAGTTACAAATAATTCACTTGCACAAAATAATTCATTTATAGATTATGCAAGTGATACTTCAACCGCAAAATAATAAGGAGTAGTTGTTAATGCAAGAATTTAATAAAGTATCTACAACCTCAAATTTTATAAAAGAATTATTGAATACTACTTATCTTCCTGTTATTAGAACAGTACAGGCAGGAGATTATATCATTGAGGATAGAACATATATTTATAAATGTGAAATAATAAGATGTGATAAAACAGGATATGTTTTACCTTATCCAGATGCTACATTATCACCTAAAGCAGTTTTTCACCAAATCGGGGAATATACATTTGGTGAACAGAATGGAAAGCTGTGTACGAACTTTACATCTAATCACGAAGGTTATGATTCATTGACGCATGAAAGATTAGGTGATTATTTACGAGCATTGCGTGATATGTATGGGTTAAATCTTATGCCTATGTATAATTGTTTTTCAAGAAATTCTTTTGCAAAATATCACATCTTCAGCGACGGTGTAAGAAAGACACACTATAATTATCATACTAAACTATACAAAGTACCTATTAGGTTTAATACAGATTACACAATTTGTATTGAGAATGTGGGTAAGACAACTTTTGCTCCTGCATTTGTTCGTAACGAACATTTAGTGGTGTTGGATAAAACTGCAATAGGAGACAGTATAGATGTAACGAACAGATATATCTCATTACATACAAATGATGTTGTATCTACATATAGTGGTATGAGATTTTTTGACCCAATAGTTGTTCGATTTAATAACATTCCAGAAACAAGAACTGTTAAATATATGGTTTCTGACAATGATGATGTAGAGTATACTGCAGTTGGATTACACACAATAGATGGCTCAATGAATCCTAATGCATTAGGCTGGTATGTACAAGTCGGTAATGATTACACATTAACAGAAGATACTGTAGTTGATTTAGGTAAGACCTACTATATTAAAACTAATGCTTTATCTACTTCATATTATAACTATAATATAAACAATACTCATTGTGAGATGTTTGACACCATCGAGGATATGTTTTATATGCTTATCCAAGTTCCTGATTCTTTTGATTCAAATATAGTTGTATTAGAGGGAGATTATAGAAATACACAATCTGATAAATATTATAATCAATTAGATATAAGAAATTATCCAGAGAATTATTTAGATGAATTATTTACTCATGATATACGACTTATGAGAATGAATGTTCCGCAGGTAATTCCATTTTCTGATACTTTGATTCAGTTCTTATTATGGAATGTTATTGATAATCTTGATACTATAAATCTTGATATGGATAGATTGCTCAGTTCATTAGCAAATCTGTATCTTAATCCTGATGAGAAGTATTATGCAAATTATTGGTATTTCAGATACAGAGAGATTTTAAGCAGATATTCAAAACATAATCAATTAGAATATATTGATGATAATTATGGCTATGTAACAAGCGATGTTGAAGCCTTATTAAACAGGAGAAATTAATGGCAATTCGTGTAGCTAAAAATTTAAGCATACCTGAAGAAAATTATATTTATTTCCATCATACTGGGTTGGGAATAATCATCCCAGTAGACCCAGATGCAATTTCGGATAGTACATCTGCGAGTTTCCCCTCAAGTACTCCATTAAGTAGAAGTGCTCCTATCTATTCTTACCAAAATTCAGGTCCAAGAAGTGTGGGTGTAAACTTCACAGTACATAGGGATTTATGTAATGAGTATAATAATTTGTCTCAAGATGCAGTTGATTTACTTATAAATAATCTTGACCAAGCAGTACTTCCTGATTACAACTCTGCAGGAAAAATTGTTAATCCACCCGTTGTGTCACTTAAATTAAGAGATGATATATTTATTAAAGGTATTGTTACAACGATGTCGCACACATTCAGTTTGCCAATTATAAATTATAATGGCAAGAATAAATATGCTGTTGTAGGGTTTAACTTTTCAGTTCAGGAAGTAACCCCTTATAGTGCAAGTATATTACCGAGTATTGGTCAATATAGAAATGTATCAGGTATTATTACAGGGTCATCTGGAACTGTTACAAATACTGGAAGTACTGGAAATAATACTGGTGGTAATACTGGTGGCAATTCTGGTGGCGGTGGCGGAATTTGGACTATGGAAACGAGGTAGTAATAGTGGGTGTAATAAGTATAAATAGTTTTATTCATAATCTTGATTGTCATAATAAACCTATTGAGATTTTACCTTTAGCAGATTTACATATCGGTGACCCAGCTTCACAGGAAAGTCTTATTAAATCTTTAATTAATAATATTGCTGAAAATGAAAACAGATATACCATACTTATGGGTGATTTAATGAATACTGCAATAGCAGGTTCAAAGAGTGATTTTTATGGTGAACTACTTAAACCATCAGAACAATTGAGAAGATGTAGTGAGCTATTATTACCAATTAAGGATAAAATATTAGGAATAATTCCCGGTAATCATGAGGAAAGAATATCTAAATCTGTTGGTGTAGATATGACACAGTTATTGGCAACAGAGTTAGGATTACAAGATATTTATTCTGATACAAGCGCACTAATCTTTTTACGATTTGGTATGCGTAAAGATAAAAAACGACCAATGAATTATAGTCTTTATGTTAATCATGGTCATGGTGGTGGCAGACGACCTGGGGGTAAAATAAATGCACTTGCTGATTTTGGTTCAATAATAGATGCAGATTGTTTTATTGTTGGACACACACATCTTCCTGCATCATTTAAAGACAAGACTTTTAGAGTTATTCCTCAAACAGGGTCTGCTATGCTGAGAGAAAGATTATTTGTCAATACTGCTTCTGCATTAGATTATTCGGGATATGGTAATAGAGGAGGGTATCAACCACCTTCAAATAGTTATCCTGTTATCACATTTGATAATGAGGTGCAACATATGACAGTAACACTTTAGATAAGGATAATATAGATGAATATATTAACTAATAGAACAGCAAAGACAAGTGATTATTATTCAAGATATAATGGATTTTATTACTACTATAATAAACTTGATAATAAGAATCAAATGTCAACATCGAGATGGTTAAGCCATACTAATACATATCAAACTTATATCGTTCAAAAGGGTGATACATATGATTCTATTGCATTATGGTTCTATAATAATCCAACTTATTATTGGATAATATGTGATTTCAATAGAATACTTGACCCGTTAAAAAAGCCAAAAGTAGGAAGTACTCTTTATATTCCAGTTTTAGGTACAGGGTTTAAGTATGAGGAATACTAATGCCTAATACAATGATGACAGATGGCGGTGGGGGATTACCTAAATTCACACCTCGTCTGACTAAACCAGACCGTTCAAATAAATATTATCAAGCAAGTAATAATCCCTGGGGATATAGCCCATTAGATGAGGGAAACTGCACTACATATGCTTGGTGTAGATTTCATGAAATTATGGGCAGTTTAACCGATAGGTCAGGATTTTGGACACCTACTAATAATGCTGAAGATTGGTATAATACTGTACGGGGTTATGAAAAGGGTACGACACCAAAGTTAGGGGCTATCCTATGTTTGCGAGATGGTAATTTTTCTGGTTGGGGTCATGTCGCCATCGTTGAGGAAATAAAAGAGAATGGTGATATTGTAACTTCCGAAGGTGGATTTAATGCATATACCTTTGAAATAAAGACCCGACCTAAATCACAAAATTATGTACCGTATGGTGGGTATGGATTTCAGGGGTTTATTTATTGTCCAATTAATTTTAGCGGAAGCGGTGGATACGCTGAAGGTGGAACAAGCAGTATTAACTGGGAAGAAAGGGCTTCTCGTGTAGTTTCTTCTAATAATTACTCATATATTAAACAGGAAGAAGAAGAAACAACTACAACATCAATATCAAATTCAATGACGAGTACTTTTAAGTCTGCTCTGGAAGATTTACGGAACAATACATTTAATTCAGTACTTAATACTATTTCTCGAACAATAACAACTATTGTTGGAGATGCCTTTGCTGCTATTTTTAATCGAGTATCACAGACTGCACCAAAGGTAATAAAAAAGAAAAAGTCTTTTCTATCATTAGGTACAAATACTGTAGAAGCACCATTTATTGAATTAGATTTAGGCGGTTATAAGATTGGGTCTTATGGGGGCAATTTAGATATATATCCTAATTATGTTTCTAGTTTAAGTGTATCAAAACAAAATGGCATTATTAATCAATATACGATTCAATTGATACATCAGGTAAGACCGGGAGATGATTCTAATAAATTAGATGAGTTATTATCTATAGTAAATTATAACAAGATAATAATTAAATACGGAGATTGTAATACAGGAACATATTTTCAAGATGCCAATGCAGTTATAACAAATGTATCTATGAGTAGGAGTTATACTAATATGAATATCTCCTATACTATTGAAGCAACATCTACTGGTGAACTAGTACGGTCATATACAACTACATTTTCTGCAGTTGTTGATAGGCCATCAAATATAATAAGGGATATGCTATATACTCCTGGAACTGTTTCTGATATTTTATTAGATGCTTTTCCCGGTATGCGCAATCGAACATTTGTTGAGAGTAATAATCTTATTCCAAATAATGACCATGTAGTAGATTTAGAGGCTCAAAGAAATGTTAATGTAATAGATTATTTGAATTATCTTGTTGGAAATATGAGTAATGAAACTACATCTGGTATTTTATATGATTCTCTTTATTATATAACTTTTATAGATAATGATAATAATAATCCAGATGGACCATATTTTAAGATTGCAGAAGTAAAATCAGATGTGGACCCATTTTCAGTAACAGATAAAATATATGATATAACAGTAGGATATGCAGATGACATTGTTTATAATTTTTCTGTAGATACAACAGAGTCCTGGGAATTATTATATAAAAATAGTGAAAAGGCAACTGAATATTTTTATACAATTTCCAATGCAGGAGAATTGACAAGGACAATATCCCCCTCATTAGCAACTTCACTTAACTCTATGTGTGAGTTAAGTAAAAATTGGTGGACACAAATGGTAAAGTTTCCAGTAACTGCACAGCTAACGATAAAGGGATTGATAAAGCCTATAATGCTGTTGGATTATATCAATATTGATGTAATGTTTTACGGAATACGACATATAACAAGTGGTGTTTATGCCATTATCGGTCAAACAGATAATTTATCAGGTAATGGGTATACTACAACACTTTCATTGGTAAGAGTAGGAAATAATTGATGAGTGCAAGTAGTTCAGGAATTATATATAGACAATATGATAATGCTTGGGCAAATGACCCCTATCCTTATGGTGGTGACAATATGGCAAACTCTGGTTGTGGTCCTACTTCTATTGCTAATATATTAGCTAATTCTATAAAACCTAAGATAACCCCGCATGATACGGGTGTATATATGAATAGCAAGGGTTATGCTATTGCAAATTGTGGTTCTACTTGGGCAGGTATAACTGAAACATTAAAGCATTTTGGTGTAGAGTCAACATTTGCTGCTAGTCCATCTTCAAGTAAAGTATTTGAACTTATGAATGGCTATAAGTACTCAATTCTTTTATTTGGTGCAGGAACTCAAGGGGGCGTGACCTGGACTGCTGGAGGCCACTTCGTTGCCGCAACAGATTATAAAATAGAGGGTGGTAAACACTGGTTTTTTACTAGAGATTCAGGTGGTCGTAAAAATGATGGTTGGCATTGTTTTGAAGACACGATGAGTAATCTCCTTGCCTGTATCTATGTTTGCACTAGTCTTCAAGGTGGCAATAGCGGTACTGCCACAACAGAGGAAATAGAAAGAGCAGCTTCATCTGTTTTATCCTCCAATAATTATACATATATAAATTGGGATAAAGAAGTAAATGATACAAAATCTTCTGCTAATACAATTACTGAACTTTTTAAAACTGCATTACAAACATTAAATCCACCATACACAGAACAATCTGCGATTGAAGTATTAGAAAAAACAGAACACTCTAAATCATCTGCATTAGCAGTATTAGATTCTATACTCGGTAATATTACTGCTATTGCAACTAAAACAGTAAATAAGCCACGAGAAAAAACTGCTGGAACACTCTTATCTTATCCTACTGTGGTGCAAGCTCCAACCATTGTTCTTAATCTTAATGGTGTTATTATTGGAGGATATGGTAATTTTGGGGATACTTATCCTAATTATATAACTTCTATGACTGTTGATAAAACAGGTGGGAAGATAAACAAATATAGGATAAATTTAACCTATCAGGTACGGTTCGGAGAAGACCCAAATTTTATTGATAAACTTTTGAGTAGAACTGGATTTACTAATAAGATACAGATTTTGTATGGTGACTCTAATGGATTAAAGATGTTTAGAGATGATGAGGCTTTAATAACAGATGTTACATTTAATGAGTCCGTTTCTAGTAAGACAATAAATTATACTATTACGGCAGTATCCTCAATTATATCTGCAAGTAGTATTAAGGGGAATTATTCATCAAAGACAGATAAACCATCAAATTTAATTCATGATTTATTTTATTCTGTATCTGATACTAGTAGAGCATTACTTTCTGCTTTACCAGGAATGTCAAATACAACATTAGTCAATAGTTCAGGATTGATTCCCACGAATGATGAGATAGTAACTACACAACCGATGATGGGTGCTTCTCCTATTACAATGTTAAATTATTATGTAAGCGGTATGTACAATGCAGATACGAATTCTATTTATACATTGACATATCATGATGATATTACAAATGAATTTGGTGGACCTTATATTAAAATAACTGAAATAGGGAGTACAGATACTTCAGCATTAGCAGGAAATTATTTTGAAGTTGATGTCGGTTATCCGGGAGAAAATTTTGTAACAGATTTTTCTATTGACAATAGTGTATACTTCCCATTAGTTTATAAGTATAATCAAAATTTACCTAAATGGGTATATGATATTGATAATGATGGTAATATCTTCAAGACACAGACAAATTCTTTAATCTCAAATAATAAATTTGATAGACCAAATGTAGTTGCAAAGGAGTGGTGGAAACGAGTAACTGAATATCCTGTTACTGCTTCTTTAACGGTTAAAGGATTATTAAAACCAATTTTATTAGGTTCATATATAAGAGTGAATGTATTATTTTATGGAAATGAGGATTTAGCATCTGGGTTATATGCAGTAACTGGGCAAACAGATACAATTTCTGGTAATGGTTATTTTACAACATTATCATTATTGAGAGTAGGTAGTTAATGGCAACAAAAGAGGAACTTATAACTCAATACGGAAATGAAGCACGGACTTATTTCTATTTAAGAGAACTTAAGTGGACACATAAGGGTACTTGTGCTGTGATGGGAAATATAAATCAAGAATCAGGTTTTAGTACTACTGCTATTTCATTCGATGGCTATGGCTCATTAGGAATTTGCCAGTGGACAGGCGGAAGAAGAACTACTCTTGAAAATTTCTTAAAAGCCCGTGGGTTTACTAATGATTCATTGGAGGGTCAGTGTGCCTTTCTTGATTTTGAAACAAAGAAGGGATATATTGACCTATATAAAAGTTTAACACAAGAAACTTCCTATACTTTGGTTGAATTAACAGATAAGTTTTGTCGGGAGTGGGAAAGACCCGCAGAAGCTTATGCAAATTATTCAAGAAGAGAATCTTCTGCACAAACATATTATAAAAGGTACGAAGGTGCTTATGGAAATGATAGTATAGGCAGTTTAAATTTAGCTGCTTCAAAGGTAGTATCTGCAAATAATTATAATTATATAAAAAGAGAAGAAGAGGAACAGCCTGATACAACTGTCGGAAAAACTACTATCCAGGCAATTAAAGATGCATTATCAAGTGCAACTGCTATAAATATATCTTCTGCTATTAAAAATGCAGCTTTAGCAGTTGAGCAAATAGTGAGTAGTGTTAATGTAAAAACTCCTAATAAGCCAACTTCTTATGTATTTAAAGATGAAGTTCATGGAGCAACATTACCTGTTTATCCTACTGTAGTTCAAGCACCTTTTGGTGAAATTACTTTAAGCGGTGTAAAATTTGGGACATATAATGTATATAAGAAATATAAAACATATCCAAATTATGTTCAATCCATTGAAGTCGTTAAAACAAATGGCACAGTAAATGATTACACAATAAAATTAATTCATCAGATTGCACCCGGAGATAATCCAAATTATATAGCAGAACTTTTATCTGCTACTGGATATAATAAGATAAAAATAGCATATGGAGACGCTAATTCGGGAAAATATTTTATAGATATTGATGCATTACTTATCGGTGTAGGTACTACATTTAATTTCGCAAATTGCAATATTACATATACATTAAGAGCAACAAGTTTATCTTATTTAACTGCTACAACGAAATTGAACTTCCCAGCAGTATTCGATAAGCCATCTAATGTTATTTTAGATTTAGTACAAAATCAAGAACAGATAGTTACAGATTATTTTACAGGTATGCGGGATATTACTTCTGTTATTGATTTAGGATTAATTCCTACGAATGATAAAAAGGTACAAATAGAGGCAGTAAAGAATAAAACTATCTTTGAGTATATTTCTTATTTAGTTTCCTTAATGCAAGATGAAGATGATAGTGTGTCTAATAAGTCTACATATTATCTTATAGTTAATGATGATAATTATACTAATATAGGTAATACTTTTAGCATTCAGGAAGTTATTTCAGATAACATTATCCCAGATAGTTTAGTTTATGAAGTTGATGTCGGTTATCCAGACAATAATCTTGTGTATGATTTTTCTGTTACTACTGATTATGCTTGGGCTATGGCATATTCAGATGCACAGAAGATTACTAATTATAAATATGAAATCGATGATATTGGGAACTTATTGAAAAAGTCTTCATCAGTACTGCTTTCTCCTACATTAAGCAATAATGATTTCATCATTGATACTAATATGTGGAAACAACTTACAAGATTTCCTATATCAGCTAAATTGACTGTAAAAGGATTAATGGCACCAATTCCTTTGATGACTTATATGAGAGTTAATAATTACTATTTTGGAAATAAAAGAATTACAAGTGGGTTGTATATTATAACA